CGACATGATCAACGAGTCGCTGCTCAGAGCACACCTCTGGGCGGTGGATCGCAACATCACCAAGACCTACGTCGAGGAAGTCACCGAAGGCGTCAACGCCTACCTGCGCCAACTCAAAGCCCAGGGTGCGATCCTCGGCGGAAAGTGCTGGGCCGACCCGGATCTCAATTCGCCCCAGTCGATCCAGGACGGAAAGATCTACTTCAACTTCGACTTCACCCCGCCGTACCCGGCCGAGCACATCATCTTCCGCTCGCACCTGGTCGATGACTACCTTGAGGAGATTCTGTAATGGCCATCGAACTGCCGCGTGTTCTCAAGAACATGAACCTCTTTGTCGACGGTCGCGGCTACGCCGGGCGCATCGACGAGATTCAACTGCCGAAACTCACCTTGAAGACCGAGGAGCACCGCGCCGGCGGCATGGACCTGCCGGTCGAAATCGACCTCGGTATGGAAAAGCTCGAAGCCGAGCTGACCATTGCCGACCACGATCCGGAGGTCTTCAAGCTCTTCGGTCTGCTCGACAACGCCGCGACGCAAATCACCATCCGGGGCGCCATTCAGGCGCAGGGCTCGGAAGCGAAACCCGTCATCGTCAACCTGCGCGGTGGCTGGAAAGAGCTCGATGCCGGCACCTGGAAGCCTGGCGACAAAAGCACCCTCAAGGTCTCGGTAGCGGCCAGCTACTACAAGCTGACCATCGATGACGAGGAGTTGATCGAGATCGACGCCATCAACCTGGTCCGAAAGGTGGGCGGTACCGATCAGATGGAAGCCATTCGTGCGGCGATTGGCTTGTGATGAATTCCGTGATGAACAACAAGGAGCCCACCCATGAACACCGCTGAACGCATCAAACTCAACTTTCCCATCGAGCACGATGGCGTCCCCATTGCCGATATTGCCCTGCGCCGTCCCACCGTGGGTGACCACCTGGCCGCGCAGAAGTCGGCCGGCACCGACGCTGAACGCGAAATCCGGCTGATCGCCAATCTGGCTGAATTGCCACCCGCCGCGATCCATCAGCTCGATATGAAGGACTACGCCCAACTGCAGAAGGTGCTGGGCGGTTTTTTGCAGTGAATCCGGGTGAGCTTTCCGCCCTCGTGGTGGAGCTCGCCCTCTACACCCATTGGCCTCGATCCGAGTTGCTTGCCCTGGAGGTGAGTGAGTTGGTCGAGGCCTTGTCATTGGCGCGGCGGCTGTCTGCAACGCCATCTTCCTGAGGTTTCCCCATGGCCACAGCGCATCCCGTTCAGATCAGCATCGGTGCCACGCTGGCGGCCTCGCTCGGCTCGGCCGTTCGCGGTGCCCGGGCCCAGCTGAACCAGCTAGGCTCCACGATGGCCGAACTGGGTAACAAGCAGTCCGGCATCAAGCAGCTGGAGACCTTGAGGTCGCAGGCCAAGGATGCGGCGCTGACCATGCGCGCCGCGCAGCAGAAGGTCTCTGGCCTGGAAGCGAACATCGCCGGCCAGGATGGTGGTGTCACTGCCAAGCAGGCCCGCGAACTCGAACGTGCCCGTGCAGCAGCCACCCGAGCCGAGGATGCCTACCGTCGCCAGCGCTCGGCCGTGGACGAACTGAGCACCTCTTTGCAGCGTGCCGGCGTGAACACCCGAGCCATGGGCAGCGAGTCCGCGCGGCTCGGTAGCCAGCTGGAGACCCTGCGCACCCGCACCGAAGCCTTGACCCGGGCGCAACAGGCACAGGCACGCAATCTGGAGAACCGCAGCGCCTACCGCGCCCAGATGATGGATGCGGTGGCCTTGGGTGGCGCGCTGTATGGCCTGGTGCAACCGGCTGTCCAGTTCGAATCGGTGATGGCGGATGTCAAGAAGGTCGTGAACTTCGACACGCCGGATCAGTTCGGGCAGATGAGCAAGGATGTGCTCTTGATGTCGACCCGCATTCCGATGGCCGCTGACGGCATCGGCGCCATCGTCGCGGCCGCAGGGCAAGCAGGCATCGCCCGCGAGGAGTTGCTGCGCTTTGCCGAGGACGCCGCCAAGATGGGCGTGGCCTTTGATCTGTCGGGTCAGCAGGCCGGGGCGGCCATGACGGGCCTGCGCTCGATCTTCGGGCTGACCCAGGACGAGGTGGTGAAGCTCGGGGACGCCATCAACCACCTGTCCAACAACATGGACGCCAAGGCATCCGACTTGCTCAACATCGCCAACCGGGCGGGATCGACGGCGAAACTGTTTGGACTGTCCGGGGCGCAACTTAATGCCTTGGGTGCCACCTTCCTGGCGCTCAAGACGCCACCCGAAGTCGCCGCCACCGGCATCAATGCGCTGTTGATGAAGTTGGCGACCGCCGACAAGCAGAACGAGCGGTTCCAGCAAGGCTTGCAAGACATCGGGTTGTCCGCTGAGGTCATGAAGAAGATGATCCAGCGTGACGCCCAAGGCGCCCTGACCACCTTCCTGCGGCAGGTGAAGAACGCGCCCGATCTGATGGGCACGCTCTCTGATCTCTTCGGTATGGAGTACGCCGACGACATCGCCAAGCTGGTGGGCTCGATGGACGCCTACGAGAAGGCGGTGGGCCTGGTGGCCGATCAGACGGCCTATGCCGGCTCGATGCAGAAGGAGTACGAAGCGCGCTCGGCCACCACCGCCAACAACCTGCAGCTCCTCAAAAACCAGATGAGCCGGCTCGGCATCACGGTGGGCAATGCGCTGCTGCCGGCCTTGAACAACCTGGTGGGCGCGCTGATGGGTCCCATCGACAGCCTGGCCAATCTCGCCGAACGGTTTCCTGTCGTTACGCAAGTGGTGGTGGGCACCGTTGGTGCCGTGCTGGGCCTGAAGGTGGCCACCATCGCACTGGGCTATGCCTGGACCTTCGTGAAGGGGCCAATCCTGGGTGCGCAGGTGGCATTTCAGTCGGCCCGGGCAGGTCTGGCGCTACTGCAAGTGCAGGCGGCGGCCACTGGAACCAGTGCCAGCATTCTGTCGCTGGCCTGGAGTCGGATTCAGACGGGTGCCCTCGGGCTGATCGCCCCGATCAAGTCGGCGGCGCTGGCCTTCTGGTCGATGTTGCCGGCGATTGGTGCAACGACGGCCGCGCTGCTCGCCAACCCGATCACCTGGATCGTTGCCGGGATTGGTGCGGCGGTCGCCGGTCTGGCCTTGGTGATCCGCAAATACTGGGACCCCATCGCCGCTTACCTTGGCGGCGTGTTCGAGGGTATTCGTTCGGCGATGCAGCCAGCGATTACCAGCCTTTCCATGGCACTGGCACCGCTGGCGCCGATTGGGCAGGCGGTGGCTTCCGTGTTCGGTTTCATCGCCGACGGCGTGAGCCGGGTGGTGGGCTGGATCGGGGCTTTGCTCGCGCCAGTGACACTCTCCACGGAGGCGTTCAACAGTCTGTCTGCATCCGGCCAGTCTCTCGGGGCGGTGATCGGCAGTGCGTTGAGCACGGCTTTTACGGTGCTGACGCTTCCGATTCGCGCGGTGGGCACGCTGGTGGGGTGGGTGATTGAGGGTTTTACGGCCCTGGTGTCTTTCTCCCCCTTGGCCCTGATTAGCGCGGCCTGGCAACCGGTGGCGGATTTCATGACCAGTCTCTGGTCGGGCATCACCGCCACCGTCGGTCAAGCCATCGACTGGATCGCCGGCAAGATCGGCTGGGTGATGAATGCAGGCAAGCAGGTCGGTGACTGGTTCGGTTCGCTCTTCGGTAGCGATAAGCCGGCGTCGCCCACCGCCACGGCACCGGCTACTGCGCGTCCGGCAACGGTGGGCAATACCGCCTCACTGGTCGCGTCACGCACATCCGTCGGTACCGCACCCGTTGGCATCGCGCCGATGTCGGCGGGCAGCCCGTTAGTGGCAGGGGCCAGGCCGGTGACGATGCCGGCGCAACCGCTGGCCGCACGTGGCAACACCAGTGTTTCACTCTCGGCCCCGATCACGGTCAATGCCCCACCCGGGATGGATGCGCGCGAGATCGCCGCGCTCATCGAGTCGCGCCTGCGCGCCCTGATGCGAGAGACCACCCGCAGCCCGGCTGCCGCGATGTACGACTGATCCCAAGCACGTCAGTCTCCTTCCCTATTTTTTGTCGAGGTGTGACATGGCCGAACGTGTGATGTTGGGCCTGGGCGAGTTTCGTTTTGAAATCGCCACGCTCGCTTACCAAAAATTCTCACTCAACCAGTCCTGGCGCTGGCAGGAGCAGGCGAGGATTAACCGCGATCCTGCGTTGCAGTTCGTGGGACGCAACGTTGGCGAGATCGAACTCGACGGCGTGATCTACCCGAGCTTCAAGGGTGGCCTGGGGCAGATCGAAGCCATGAGATCCCTTGCTGACGCCGGCAAGCCGCTGCAACTGGTCGATGGTCTCGGCCGCATCTGGGGTGCCTGGGTGATCACGGAGATCGGCGACACCCGCACCGTGTTTGCCGATGACGGTCAAGCGCGCCGGATCGAGTTCCGCATCAAGCTCAAGGCCTATGGGGAGGATCAGCCATGACCCGACCGATCTTCAAACGGATGGTCACCCGTGATGGCGATGTGCTCGACGATCTGGTCTGGCGGCATTACGGGCGCAGCGATGTATTGACCGCCGTGCTCGAAGCCAATCCGCAGTTGGCCCAGTTGTCCCCGGTCCTTGTGGCTGGCCTGGTGGTCGAGTTGCCCGATCTGCCGCTGCCGACTGAAGCGCCGGTGATCCGGCTGTGGTCGTGAGCCCAATACGAGGAGGGGGCCATGCAACCACTGTTCCGCATTTACGCCGGCAGCCAAGAGATCACCGCTGCCATCCGCGACCGGCTGATCGAGCTGGTGGTCACTGACGAAGCCGGCATCCAGTCCGATGAGCTGAAGCTGACCCTCGATGATCGCCGCCGTGAGGACGGCGCGATTGCCGAACTGCCGCGCATCGGCACGGTGCTCACCGTGTCGCTGGGCTATGCCGAAACCCGGCTGGTGTCCTTGGG